TTATATAGATACGTTGCGATTTTTCCGTTGTTGAAATTGAATTTGCTGTTGAGAAAGTTTTTCTTTTTCCTTTTTATCCATCTCATCTTCAATTTCCATACCTAATAATTCTTCAATTAAGTCTTCATGTGACACTATCGCTTCGGTACCACCAAATTCGTCCAACACAATTGCTAAATGTTTTCTAGAAATAGTCATCTTACGTAATACCCATTCAGCTTTATTGTGTTCATTCACAAATAATGGCTTAGCTGAATAGTTTGTAATTTGATCTTCTTTTTTATTACTCCAAGCCAACAGATATTTAGAATGAAACACCCCAATAATGTTATCAATATCTCCCTCGTACACTGGATATCTAGTGTATGGCTTATTCATAACCGTTTCATAAACTTCTTCGTATGTCGCATTTGAAGCAAATGCCGTCACATTAATTCTAGGTGTTGTATCTACATCTTTTACTTTTAAATTTTCAAAATTAATGACACCTTCCAACCTACTCGTCTCAATTTCATTTAAAGCACCTTCATGTCCAGCAATTGCTAACATTGTTTTAAATTCTTCTTTTGAAAATTGATGTTCTTGAGGTTGACCCTTAGATAAACTTCGATTAATACTGTCCGTCAACTTATTTAAAAGTAATGTGATAGGGCGAAACACAATGACACAAATATTAATAATTGGATATACAAGCCTTGTTATTTTATCTGGAAATGTTGCAGCGACAGACTTGGGAATCACTTCGGAAATCAAAATGATAACAACTGTTAAAACAGCTGATGCAATACCAACGCTAATCCCCCAACGTAAAGCCATAATTGTAACAAGTGTTGGTAATAAAATATTCGCGACATTATTCCCAATTAGAATCGTTGTAATAAACTCACTTGGTTTTTCAAGTAACTTTACAATGCCTTTTGCTTTTTTATCACCTTTGTCAGCTTCAGTTTTAAATTTTGTTTTATTGGCAGCCGTTAATGCCGTCTCGCTTCCTGAAAAGAAAAACGAAATAAATATCAATATAATTATGGCAATGATCACGCGTGTAGTCTCCTTATTGTCATATCTTATTTTTATTGTAGTTACTTAATTCCCGACGTTCTCGTTTAATAAACCAGTTAAAATTCATTATATATAATAGACTTAATAATGATAATTAATATGCATTTTTAATCATAGTTACTTTAATGCATTCATTAGTAAAATGATGCTATAGTTCGAGCTGTTTGTTATTAATAAATTTACATAATGAAAAATTTCAACAAATTCAGTTTATGACATAGTTATAATCATTTGAAACCATTATAATGATAACAACCAGTTTCTCATAAATTTATTCTAATTATCTTTTAAATATCTTTAGACAAGTACTTGTTTATATTCAAATATAGAAAGAAGGATTAACATGTATTTTGTTTTAGCAATATTTACAATCATTAGTGCCAGTGTAAGTTTAGGTTATTCAATTCAAGCATGTGCATCTAGTCATAATATAAATGCATATTATGCACTTAGTCGAAGCTTACCTTTATTTTTATTAGCTATTTTTTCTTTAGTCATTCATAGTGCTATATTTTTGATAACTATATCCATTGCAATGATTTTAGTTCAATTTTTAGATGCGATTGTTGGTTATAAAAGTGAAGATGTCTTTAAAACTTATGGTCCATTAGCAACATCTGTAGTGAACTTAATATTATTAATAGTTTTCTTATTTTAACTCACTTATACAACGAATCTTAATCGAACTAATATCGAATTATCTTTAAAGAATATTTGATGTAGTTTTCAATTAATTTAATAAAGACCAGCACTCTAATGCCACAATCATATTGTATTTGTGTTGTCGCTTTATCCACCATCAATGATTATTTTTTACACCAATCAAAAAATCGGACTGATATAAATAAGTACAAAGCTTATCTATCAATCCGATTTAGTTATAAAACAAAAAAAGCCACAGTAATGTGGCTTTTTGTTATATTCAGTATCAAAATGGTATCAATACCCATTTCCGGAAGTCAAGAATGGCTTAACAACGCGGTTTAAAGCTATCCAATACTACCTTCCATTTCGATTGAAAAAACTAATTTTTAAGGACTTATTTTTATAGAAACATTGATTTAATGCGATTTAAAATGAAGTTATTTCTCTCGATATTTTGAGGTTATTATTTTTTGGTATCAAAAATGGTATCATTTGTAGTTATTTTAGCTTCATATATTAAAATAACCACACTCCTAAATTAATAGGTGGTGTGGTTTGATCATTTATAATATAACATAAAAAACAACCACCCAGTAACTAGTATGGGTGGTTAAGATGTGCCTTTAGCACTTAATAAAACCGATAATATGCTTTATTATGTCGCAAATATTTCAGCGACTTGTTATGCACCACCACACAAACTTACTCCCATCCAGGAACACAGAGCTTTGTCGCTCGTCAGCAACGTCATATGAATTCTCAGTTCATGTTGTGGTGACACTTTAAACGGTCTGTGCCAGTAGCGACCGAGTCATTTCAAGAATGACCATTTCACATTTATATTATAACACTTGTCGTGCGTAACTGTATAGTTTTTCAGTTGTATTTAAAGTTAAGTTATCTACTTCGCGCTTTCCTTGCCTTAATTGTGAAATTACATATTGCGCTACGCCAGTTTGTTTGTGAATTTGGTAACCTGTTATATCACTTTTGATCAATTCAATTATTTTTAATTTATAATCACTCATATTATCTACGTCCATTCTTTTTATCTAAACAATAAAAATGTGTTTTTCTCCCGATAAATAATAACAATGGTAGGCTTAATAAAAACAATATTAAATACATTTGTTCTGTCATAATTGAAAACCTCCAAATAATATTATATTATATAAGTGTAAGGAGGAGCCATCAGGCTCCAAGCATAATGTTAATCTTTGTTGTTTGGCTTTCGGTCTAGGTAGCCGAGATGCCATTCTCTAAGTTGTTTTAACACTTCTGGAATTATCAGTACTGCCAATACTTGATGTTCTAGAAGTGTTTTTATTATGTCTAGCATGAGGCTTTTCACCTCCTTACACATAATTTGTAAGTCATCAACTAACCTACAAATATAATTATACTAAACAAATGTTTATTAGTCAAGTGTTTTTTAAAATTTGCATAAAAAAATAGGCAAGTACCGAAGTACCTGCCTAAACAACAACAAGATTAACATGTGAATAATGGAAATAAAAAGTCAGCCCGAAGGCTAACTTACGAATAGATGAAAATTTGAACACATTGCTGTGTCTAAAACGATTATAGCATAAATGACGAATATTTCTAGCTCAAAATTATTATATTTCAATGATAAAATTTTATGGATTTGTTAATAATTATTTAATTGATTTACATAAATAATAATTCTAAAATTACTTTGTAATCGATTGCAAATAAGTTATAGGAGAAAATAAAATGAATAAAAAACTATTAACAAAAACATTGATAGCAAGTGCTTTAGTTTTAACAACAGTAGGTTCAGGTTTTCATTCTTCTTCAAATTATAATGGTATTAATAACGTTGCAAAAGCTTCTGAAATAACAGATAGCGAATTGTGGAAAAATGTAAGAGACGCTTTAAAAGACGCAAATATCATTGATAAAACAGACAAAGAAACGATTAAAGTAAAATATAAATTAAAAAACGGTGGAGAGAGCGAAATTTCTGGGACTGCGAACTTAGATAATCTTAGTAATACTAATAACAGCACCGTTAGTCCTGATAGCGTTAACCGTGTCGATATTACAAGAGTTAATCCAAACGGAAACACAATAGAGGCAAATGATGCATGGAAAAAATTAGTAGATAAATTAAAAGAAAAGCATATTGTTAAAGTCGGTGATAAAGTAACTATCCATAGTAAAGATCCTTCTGATGAAAAAGTATATGGCAAGGTAGGAGATCAAGATTCTAATGTAAAAAATAGACTGATTAGTCCTAAAGATATAACTCATATAACAATAGAAAGATAATCATTTTTAGAGGTAGGAAGAAAATAACCTACCTCTTTTCTTTTTATAGGTACAACCTATTAAGCCCACTCAATCGTGCCCCAATATTTTTCATTTTTAATCTTTTGTTCCTTATCAGTAATTCTACACACTGCACAATAGAAATTGTTAGTACTAGAGCCCTCACGTTGATATTTGAATCTAATCCACCAGTAGCCATCTTTTTTAATGACTTGGTCGAATTTTACCCAATCATCTTTTGTGTATAGCCATGAATCTTCTTCAACGACTGTGCCGGTTAATCCAGCTGTTTTTCTGACTCTTATAGCTTTTTCTGGATTAGGATAAAATACGCCTTTCCAATTCCATGTTATTTTGTCAGCGCTTGGCTTACTACTTGGCGCATCAATTTGTCTGCCGTTAATGGCTTCAGCAATCCGCTTCGTGAAGCTGTCTAAATTGTTTTTAATGTAGTTTAAATCTTTCGTAGATGTGATAAAACCTAATTCGATTAAACGATAATTAAGATTAAGATCAGCAGACACGTTAGCGTTCAATAAATCTCCTCTAGGTGTCACACCTCTTATTTTGCCTACTGTTTTATCTAATGCACTACTTAATGCCTTGTCAATGTCATCTGCTGGGAAACGGTCGCTAATGATTACATGCCCGCCACTTGCTTGTGGACTAGCAGAATCTAAATGAAACTCTATGATTGCATCCGGTTTAACTTCGTTTTTAATCCAGTACATGCCGTAGTCTTTATAGTTTCCAACACGTTGACCGTATAACGTATCTTGATATAAGTCTTGATTCATTGAGTTGCCACCATACAACAATACTGTGTTACCTACTGACTCAAGATACTTTTTCACTCTAGGGATAATGTTTTTACGGTTAAAATCTCTTTCGTTTTCTCCATTCGCAACGGCACCTGGGTCGTTAGAGTATGCGCCAATACCATGACCGGCTACAAGCATAATTTTTTTGCCTTTTGATAACTTATCTTGTTTAACTGGTGTTACTGCGCTTCTTAGTTTATTAGCGGTCGTTTCTTTTGCGTAGAATGGACGAATGAACCACATAGGGAAGTCGTAGCCGTGTGTGCGTCTTGTAGTAACTTCTGGTGGGTTCCAGTAAGCACCGCCTAGCCAGTTCTGCTCTAATATAGTTATAGAATCTAACGTAGCACTTATTACGATACCTACATGACCATAACCACCGCCATAATTACGATTGAAAATAACGACGTCGCCCGGCAACGCCTGAAACGACACAGTATTTTCGTAAACGGTTGCCTCATTAGTGAAATCGTTCCATGTAGGTATGTCCGCAGCGCCAACACCTTTCAACCTGTGATTAAATAAGTAAAGCCAATATTGGTTGGCAGTATCGAAGCATTGACATCCAAATGCATTGTCTGGATTCCACGCCTTGCCCTCTAGGCTTTTAAGGTAGCTAATAGCTTGACTGTATGTTCTAACCGACGGCATTATTATCATCTCCGTTCACTTTAGGTGCGCCACCAGTTGACTGAATGCCAGCTTTTACTTCATAGATTTTTTGTTGTCCCTTCTTAGATGCGTGAGTAAAGTTGTTATTCTTCCACCAAGTCCAAATTGAAACAATCCCAGTAACGACTGTGCTTATAAACACTTCGTCAACTGGGATTGGAGAAATATGTTTGATTGCTAAAAACTGATTGATCCATGCGACTATTAATAAAATTGTTCTTACGATTGTACCGATATCCATTTGTTTGCTCCTTTTATCCAAAATAAAAAGACGACTAATAAGCCGTCTATTTGATATTTATATTATGGTGTGTTAATTTATATATAGAAAAAGGGCAACATGCGCAAACATGTTACCCTAGTGAGCCCGTTAAAAAGACGGTGGCTATTTTAGATTAAAGATTAAATTAATAACCATTTAACCATCGAAACCAGCCAAAGTTAGCGATGGTTATTTTTTATTGCTTAATTCAATAAGCTTGATTACTAGACCTATCAATGCAATAAGGAATAAACCAAACTGCAACATGGTACTAATTGTAATCATTAGGCATCTCCTTTCTAAAGATTTCAGTAATGCCAACATAGGCACCACCTCCTTATACTCAGATAGCCACCATCTATCCAACTTGCTCACTTCTGCATATTACCATAATTACAACAATAAATAAAAAGCCAGTGCCGATGCACTGACCAAAAACATTATTTACATTTACGACCATACAAATAACATGATAACCATCTTGCCCAACTCATTATGTCCACCTCCCTTAAGGTAATAACGCAGTAATTGATGCAGTAATGACTGCAATCATAACAATTGTTACAAGCGCCCATATGGCACCTACGAGCCATTTATTTTGGGCGAGTGTCTTTTCTTCATTTTTTTGCGCAACATCTACTTGCGTTTGATATCTTTCTTCAATTCTGTTTAATATCTTTGTTTGCTCTAAATTCTCATCTACAACTTTATCTTGCTTATCTTTAAGTTCTTTATGAGATTCTCTTAGTTCATTATGATGTTGCTTATGTTCCTCTCTAAGTTCAAGCACATGATCAGCTGTTTCGTTTGCTAGTATTTCAACATCATCAACACGTTCAACTAATTCAGAAAGCTCTTTTTTTATTTTCTGAATATCATCCAAAACTACACCTACTTTCTAAGAAAGCTATGAGCGTAATGCTCATAACTTAGTATAGTTACATTATTTCGCTATCAACTGATTTATCAGATGACAAGTCAGTTCTATCCACAACTTCTTTCACAACTTTCACACTGTTTTGATTGCCTGTTAATTGATATAAAAGATTTAAAGTTTCAGCAATCTTTTTAGCGTTTTCCTCAGATTTAAAATCTTGTGCATAACTTGCTGAATCGGACGTTGTAAAACTGCCTACAAAATCTTGATACAAAACGCGCTCTGTTCCCTCTTTGTCAATTTGTACTAAAATAAATCTCTCTGTTTTTTTGATAATTTCATTTGCCATATTAAATGACCTCCTTAAATTTTTGTATAAAAATAGTGCCAAGGATTACTCTTCCTCAGCACTTTTGCTTTTTTCATTTTGTTCTTGTATATATGCTTTTAACATTGCATTTTCTTGTGTTAGTCTTGTGATTTCTTGCGATAAATAGTGAATTGTATATTGTGGATTGGCTTGTAAACCTTGATTGCTATCATTCATTTATTAATTCCTCCAGTTTTTCGATTTTTGATTGCTGGTTTTTAATAATAGGTATTAAATGAACCCAAAGTCTATCGTATGCGATACCTTCGATTTCTCCGTTGTCATCATAAATAACAAATTCATTAAATCCTAATTCTTCAACCTCTTCCGCTATTAAGCCAGTATGTCGACTAAGTTTAAAAGTATCATCAGATAACTTTTTACCACTTTCCAATTCTTTAGCCATTATTTCCGATTCATATTTGTCAAACCATGTACGAATTGGAAGCTTTAAAATCTCTTTTGAATGACTGAACTGATCGTCTTCATTGATGTATTGATTTTCGATTGAAATTTTATACTTTTTGGCAGAAGTAGCACGCCCAATTGTTCCAGCAGAAGTAATGTGTAAGTTAGCAGGTGCTGAATAAGTACGCTTATAAATAGAATTAGAAGCGACTCTATCGCCAGCATTATCAGAACCTACCGCCAATAAATCATAACTTTGAATGCTAACGTAACTATTTCCATCTCTTCGTTTAACTATGTTGAATTTGCCCATACCTGACTCAATTGTAGTGTCTCCGCCTGTAGCATAGTCACCATTAACGACTTGAACCAATCCTTTATTGCTACGTTTAGAAAATCTTAATCCAGCACCGTACTTATAGTTTTCATCTGAACCAAACATGATATAACCGTCAGTTTCGTATGCACTATCAGCGTTTGATAATGTGAATGCGAATCGGTTTAAACCAGGTTTATTTTTGGTGTTCGGAGATAAATATATCGGTGCTTCTCTACTTTCAATATTAGCTGAAGCATATGAATCGATAATAATTCGGTTGTAGTCAGATGTTAAAGCGACTACACCGCCATAAGAATTGATTGTTATGCCATTCATACCGCTATCACTGTAAGTTTTATCCCACCATTGAATAGTACCGGATGAACCTCCGTCTTCGCCTTCTCCATCAATATATGTTGAAATACCAAAATGTGACATATAAAGTGAACCGCCTGCGGTATTATTTCTAAACCTTAGATGTCCATCTTTAAGACGTGTGAATATATCATCGGTTGATCGTTTGCCTTTCCAAGTTCGTTGTACGATTCCGCCAAGTTCAATAAAATCATTTTGAACTTGTACATAACGGTTAGCATTTCCGCCTTTAATACCAATTCTATTCACATTGATGTCAAGACCTTCATTTGATAAGTTTAGGCTATTAACAATGTCATTTTTACCAACTTTGTTATTAATATTATTTGCGACTACATTAAATTCTCTATTCGCTGTTATATCAACTTTATCGCCACTAATTTTCACGCCATCTTTATCAATAGTATGTGAAGTAATCGCCCCATTTTCGTCATACCTTAAATAGATGCCTTTCATAGCATTTACAGTGATGTCTGCTAACACTCTTGATAGTGTTCTTTTAGAAGCATTAAACTCTTCTTTTGTAGTTCTTAATTTGATTTCCTTACCATTTTGTATAATTTGAGAACCATAGCGAGTCAATGTTTTCCTCTGTGCATCTGTGCTTTCTTTGACCTTGTTGTCTGTATAAGCATTAGCTTTCTTTTCAGCGTTTCTAGCCTTTAGTTCTGCGTTTTGTTTTGCCTCTTCAAGTTTAGCTTGAGCATCTTGTATAGCGCGTTGCTCTTCTTCCGAAATTTTACCATCAGCATACGCTTGCGATTCCTTCTCTTTAAGATCATCTTGAGCATCAATGTATGATTTTAAAGCTTCTTGCGCTTCTTGATTTGCTTGTTCAATACTTGCTTTAATCTCAGGATTATTGGACAAATCACTTAACTGGTCATCAGTATATTGTTTTTGTTCTTCCAATCCGTTTCGATATTCGTTTAACGTAACTTTATCTTTGATTTCACCTTTTAAAGTCGTTCTCTCAGCTTCAGCAGTATCTAAACGTTCAACAATACCGTCTTTGTCTGTTTTATAGTCCGATGTTTTTACATAGTCACGTAATTGTTCTTTTGTGGATTCTCTAGCTGCTTCAATAGCTGATTTAACAACATTAGGTTCTCCGACTAACTGCAAATCTTCATTCACCGTTAAACCAAATTTTGTTGCTATTATTTCCAACGCTTCTTTATATTTTTCATCAGTGTATTGTGACTGTAATAATTTAAATCTATCTGAAATGGCGATTTTGACATCTTCTACATCTGTATAAACATCTTGTAATTTCTTTCTATACTCAAGAAATAAAGTTTTTGTATCTACCAACCGACCAATCGTTGCAGTTTCGGGTGTCATAGATTCTAAATTATTTTTAATTTGATTATAAACATCAATCACAGCGTCTAAACTTGCTTGTAAGTCCGCTTTCAAATCATTATCTACTAAGTACTCGCTATTCAGTAATTCTGTAGCTTCTGACAAAAGACTAGCGTGTTGTATAGATAAATTAATAAATATATTGTTTAATTCACTGAATAGCGCTTTCTCTCTTGTTATACCACCTAATTTTTCAACATCATTTGGTGTTTCTTCAATCCATCGACCATTCCAATATCTACGCAAGACAGCAACATCAGGGTTACTTGTATCATACCAAAGCATATCATTGACTGGATTTTCTGGCGGTGTATCACTTTTGTGTATTTTGCGTTCAAAGTATTCTAATTCACTATCTACAACATCTTTTACTATAGTGTTGATATTGCTAATATTATCGTTTAACTTTTGATGTATTATGTTCAATCGCTTGTTAAACTCTTCTCGTAATTCTGATTCTTTGAACTCTTTAGGTTGACCGAATGTATATGTGCTATTTTCTGAAATTATGTTATATTCTTCGGCAATAACTTCTGCCTCTACATACAATGGCGGGTTAAAATCTCTATGTTTTACTCTGACTGTATCACCAATTGATATAATCTCGTGCGGATACGTAACTTCCAAATCAGTAGAAGTAATCTCATATGACATAACTGCCGACTTACGTTTATTTAACTCTGTTTTGGCTAAAGAACGCAACCGTGTTTCATTCATATTTTGATCATCTGATTGAGGTTCGTATATTCCCCAAATATAACGGGTAGGTAAGTTGAATTGACTTTGTGCTTCGTCATCTGTCACAACTAACTCTAAACGCTTTCCTTTGTCGTTTTCGGGTCCCACAGCAATTAATGCTGTTTTGATTTCTGACATATCAATCTTCCTAGTTAACCCAACCAAATCTTTACCATACTCAATTTCTTTACCTTTGAATAAGCTGTTTTTCTTTTTGAGTACCACATATCTACCTTTGACGGTATTAGAACTAAGCTCTATATAAAAATCCAATACCATTTTATAGGTTGTACATAATTGCTTTAAAACTTCATATCTAGTTTGATAAGAAGTCCATGACGTAGTACGTAAGCCATCGTATTCGGTTTGTTCAGAAACTTCCCAACCTGTATCACTCAACACATCTTTCAATGCTTCTGAAGTTATCTTTTTCTCAAATTTGCCTGGTGCATACGGTTTAGCTGTTGTTATATCAGCAAGATAAGACGCTATACATTCTATCTCTGTGTAGCCGTCCATCGTATCTTGAACCCAGTTAATAATAAATTCACGCCATTGTTTGTTTGAATCCCTTATAATAACACGATGTCGTTCACGGAACTTTTCAGCTCTTTCTGATGATATGAGCAGTTCAAGCATTTCTGAATTGTCATTAACATTACGTTTATGAATCGCTCTAACTAAGGAAGGGTCATCAGTAGAAAGGAAATCTATAATCTTGTCGTTAAAATCTAAAACATGTATCACACTCTCATCTCCTTTCTATAAATATCTATCTTGCCATTTAACCGTCGTATCAAAGACGTTTTCAGGTTGTATGATTAATTCACTGTACCCAGAATCAACATTGAAATAATTACTTCCAAACGATTTCTCGCTCAACATTGGTTCCTCATTGATGACAACACTTTTTGCTTGCATATCTATTTTCACTAAATCACCTTTTTGTATAATGACATCCCTTGCGCCTTTCGGTTTCGGTAGAATCTCCGTATTGAATGAACCTAATCCATTCATCTCCATCCACTTATAACCGTTATACTTCGCACTATAGATAGCTATGATAGAAGCTGGACGCTGATAAAACTTACCGCCATCTATCCACTCTTTCTCATCCATATCAATAGGTTTACGTCTATCTGGGTCTTTAATGTGATCAAATTTCCAAGTTTTAATAGAAAATTTATTACCTACTCTTCTGAGCCGCATATAAACAACGATTCTGTCCAAGTTATACATTATCGGTTTATTCTGATAGTCGTATATCTTTTTGGGGTCTCCTTTTTGGTTATACAACGTAACAACAATATGTCCTATTTTTCTATCATGATATTTATTTTCATAACCAATAGAAGCAAGTAACTTACCATCACTATCATAAATATGTTGTGCTGTTCTTCCGGCACCTTTACCTTTTTGTTCAACAATACATTTATAGGTAATTTGAAAATCTGTCATCGCTTTAGGGAGCCCTCGTTTCGTGCCAGCACCAACCCAACCTTTTGCATCAGGAAAATTAGTTGCTTTATATCCTTCGCCAAGATTGGATATCACAAAGTCACCGCCGACCTTACCACCTAAATCATTACTTGGAATATCTTCAGTAATCATCTTAGTCCAACCTTTGAAATCACGAAACTCACTATGATAAACAGGAGGCATGTAATCCTTAACTTCTTTGGTTACCTCATCATCACCAACCATAAAATAATCTTCATCATTTTTAGTGATCATAAAGTAACTAGATGGTTTAATTGCTCGGGCTTCAACAATTAAAGGAGTGTCAGCAGTCCCACTATTTACAACTGAAACTTGGTCTGAAATCGCAGTATTTTTATTTCCTGTTACTGAATATTTGTAAGGGTCTGTTAGTACTACTTTGATAGTGAACTTCACTGAACCTCTTGGGTTTTTCGGTAATTTTAATGGTCCATCAAAGTATGCAAACCAATACCAGTTTTGAGATTTGAATTTAAGTTTTTTCGGCTTTAAATTGTCAATATCAAAAAATTCAACTAACTCTTCCAATATATCGTCATGCGTTTTTTGTCCACCTGGCGCCAAGACTTCATTTCTAATTATTAGAGGTAATTCAAATTCGATATCATTTAGATAACGAGCTTTAGCAATAGAACCTGTTCTACCTTTCACACTTTCTTTTTCAGTAACAAAATTAAAAGAGGGTATCTCAAACCCTCTTTGTACAACTAACCATTCAATGGTTTTATTGTCTATTTGAATTGTATCTTGCATTAGATTATCGTGCCTCCTCTTCTAAATCTAACTCTTGTAGATTCGTGACGCTCTCGTTTATCGATAGAATTATTTACCTCATCTTCAAACACATACTTATTAATAACTGGTTCGTAATCCTTATCTGCAATAACTTGATTAGACTCAACCAAACTAACCAAACAATTAATAACCGCATCCAGTTTATTCTCCAATGTATGAATATAGTTTGTATCACTATTACTTATACTTGGATTTGGTAAGTTGTTTGGTCGCTTATTTTTAGAGCGGTTATCAATATCGTTAGCAGCTAAAGCTAATAATTTGTGTGCTTCGTTCGCTCTACTTGGATCAGTAGGTATTATCCACTCTGGATATCCTTCTTCCCCTAAGTGGTACAATCCGTTATAGACTTTGCCACCAGTAGCATATGCGTAATCACCAGCGCGTTTGAACGCAGCTCTCCATGAGCCTGTTCTTGGTACCCATTTACCCACAATATATCTCATAGCCGATATAGCTTGATGAGTTGGGTTGAGAGGATTATTGTAACCCGACTTTGCGTACGCTCTAAATGAAGGATCTATCATTTGGAACATACCTCTTGAAGGTATACCAGCTCTTGCGTTGCTATCCCAATTATTGACTGCATTAGCTGTATAATTGGATTCACGACTCGCAACACGCATCATCTCGTTAGTAATCCAACTCGCCTTATACCTTCCTCCTAAAATATTTTGAGCAGCCTTAATAGCTCGTCTAGCATTAGCTGCACCATTACCACCGGGTGTACTTTTGCCGCCCCCATTATTCTTTCTTAACCACGGTAACGGGTCTCTATGTCTTCCATTCCAACGCATCTCATAATGTAAGTGAGGTCCTGTACTAAACCCCGTATTCCCCGATATACCAACAGTCTGGCCGACCCTAACTTGTTGACCAGTTTTAACTTTATATTTAGATAAATGTGCATAAATAACTTCTAAGGCGCCCTTTACAATTTTCACCCATTTTCCATAACCACCATTATGAAAAGGCATAACTTGTGCTCTACCATTAATGGTTGATGGAACAGGTTCGAAAATGTAATCAAAATCCAGACCTTCATGGAATGGGCGTCCGGTTTCTCGTGTATAAGCAGCAGTGTGACCGTATAAGTAACGTAATTTATTCATATCTAATACACCGCCATCACCCGACTCTGCGAAAGCATCCTCAAGCCACTTGATTGCACTTTTCTTAATCTTAGACCATGCAGCTTTTGTTATATCGCCAGCAATACCCATACCTTTAGTTAGAGAACTGAAATCAACTCCAAACGCTTGAAGTACATAATTTAAAAGTTTGCCTGGATTATCGATAAAGTCCATGACATCACCAACTTTATCGCCAAGCCACTTTGTACCTTTACCTATTTGATCTTTTGTCCAGTTAAATGCCGATGATGCACCGGATTTAATATCTTTCCACATAGTACCTATGCTAAATCTTGGAAGCGTTCCATTTAACATTGAATAAGTTTGTGCGCCGTTATATACTTTTGAACCTTTAGGTAAGTACGCTGTCGTATCTGTATTAGGCGTAAGTACCCGTTTACCATTAGGGAATTCAATCATTTCATTTCTGAAACCATTTGGACCATTTCCGCGTCCCTTATCCCCAACTGTAGCGAATGTGTCACGTGCAATCTTACCGTTCTTAACTAATCTTGTAGTAGTATGTGTATGTTCAGTACCAGTGTGTAACTTCGGTATTTTGTCCATACCCAACTTACCACCGACCCAGTTTAAACCTTCAATTAATTTATTAAGACCTCTTTTAACAGCGTCTACCATACCACCGATATGATCTTTAATTTTACCAATGATAGATTTTAAACCGTCACGCATGCTTCCAAAGATGTTACGTACTCTATCCCATAAGCGACCAGCTATACCTACCGTGTTATCTTTAATAGAATTCCAAATATTTGACATCCAATTTCTTAATTTAGTAAATATATCTTTCGTCGCATTCCATAAATTTGTGAATTTAGACCTTACACCCGTAAATAACGAATGAGCCTTGTCGACGGTATTGCTTTTGATATTATTCCACGTACTAGATAACCAGTTTTTCATATTAGTGAAAATAGATTTAACACTATTGAATAAGAAACCAAAAATGCTTTTCGTCGCATTCCAAATTGCCGATAAAGATTTACTGAATATACTTTTTATTACGTCCCAAATTCCTGCTATCAATCCTTTTAGCAATCCGCCAAAGTACCTAACAACACCAAGTATTTTGCCTACAAACCACAGTTGTATTAAATTCCAAATTAACTGCACAGTGCCTTTCAGTATCATTACAATGCCGTCCCAAACACCTCGCCAGTTTCCTGTGAAAAGACTAGAGAACACTTTGATAATACCCAAAATAATATTAATAGCCCCTTGTATTACACCTTTGATATTTTCCCAAGTGCTGACAATCAAAGCTTTAACCGCCGGCCAAATAAATTGCATCACTTGCCAAATCGCAAACATAATTGGTTTAATAATAAAGTTAAAAATAAATTCAAAGGTTGCTTTAATGAAACCAGCTATATTTTGCAAAGCTTGTGTTATTTCTGAGCCGTTCTCTTTCCAGAAAGAGGCTAATTGAGCGCCTATCTCTTTGGCGAAACCAACGATTGCATCAACTACTTTAAAGAAAGTTGTTCTAATCGTATTAACTACATTTTGTATTCCTGCTACAGTTTCGGGTGGAAATATCTTCTCTAGGGTAACCGCGCCTTTACTATCACCTTTGAATAAATCAAAGAAACCTTGTAACGCTAGTTTAGCTGCTTTAAATGCGTTTGCTACACCAGAGATTGCCTGATTTACAATATTTCTAAAAGTTTCTGAACGTTTATAAGCTTGATAGAAAGCTATGCCAATACCAACTAATGCACCTACAATTAATGTTATGGGTAACGTTAAACTGGATATCGACACACCTAAAATCGGAAATAGTTTAACAAGTGATGCGATTTTAGTTCTTAAAAACGCGAATATACTACCAGCTTTATTAACGTTTATTAACAAGGGTCCTAAAACTGTCATTGCATTCCCCATCACGCTGATAAACAAACCGAACATAAAAACTAAAGGACCTAAAACTGCTGCAAATAATCCAAACCCAACAACCGCTAATTGAATTGACGTTGGTAATTTAGTAACCCATGTCACTACTTTGCTAAAAGCACTTACTATAATCTTTAGTGCTGGTTCTATTCTGTCATAAATCGTTAAGGCTAGTTCTTCTAATTGCGACCTTAAAGTTCTTAATTTCCCACCTAAACCAGATTCCATTGTATCGGCCATTCTTTTAGATGCCCCGGTAGATGAATCTATAGATTTGGTTAACTTTTGATAGTCTTCATCAGAAGCATTTATAATTGCTAATGCTCCTGACATCGCTTCTTTACCAAATATTGTAGCTGCAGAACTAGCTTGTTGGTCTTTTGAAAGATGTTTAAATTTTTCTCTCAGTTGGTCTAAAAGCTTTCGCATAGGAATCATTTTCCCATTACTATCTGTAATAGATATTCCTAAGCGCTCCATTTCATTCCCCATAGCTCTAGTCGGACTTGAAAGATTGGTGAACATTGTTCGTAACGCTGTACCTGCTTTTTCACCTTTGATACCAGCATTACTCATTAAACCTATCGCAATAGATGTATCTTCAATCGTGTAACCTAACGCACCTGCTACAGGAGCGACATATTTAAAAGCTTCTCCGAGCCCTCTAACATCCGTATTTGCCTTCGAGCTAGTTTGTGCTAAAACGTCCGCAAAATGACCACTATCCTTTGCTTTTAAACCAAATGCCGTTAGTCCATCTGTAACAATGTCACTTACTGCTCCCAGTTCTTCGCCAGATGCTGCCGCTAAATCCATAACTCCGCTTAAACCTTCCATCATTTGCTTAGAATCCCAACCAGCAAGTGCCATGTAATTTAATGCTTCAGCCGAATCTGATGCGCTAAATTTTGTTGTTGCACCCATTTCGCGAGCCTTTTTCTTCAAAGCTTCAAACTCTTCACCAGTAGCACCTGAAGTTGCTTTAACTTTTCTCATACTGTCATCGAATTCAATACCTTTTTTAGCTGCTACAGCAAACCCAGCAACCACCGGCGCAGTTACATACATAGTCATGTTACGGCCTACATTTTTCATACTGTTACCAATTTCTTGAAGTTTAGGACCAAAATTATTAAAGTTGGTACCAAGTTTTCCCATTGCAGTATTTAATGCTTTCTGCTCTCTTTGCATGTCTTTTAATTCTTGTGTGGCTTGGTTTAACTCTCGCTCATATTGGTTTAATTTAGCGTAAGCTTCATTGTATTTAGCAGCCGCAGCTTGTGTCTTTGCACTGTTTTCACCAGTTTCTTTACTAAGTTTGTCATAACTATCTTTCAGCTCTTTAGTAATCTGGGCTTGAACTTTTTGTTTTTTACTCAAACCTTCGACTTTTATCTTCGACTTTTCTAATGAATTATCATATCTAGAAAATTGTGATAAATTAGCCGAAAGCTCACGCGAAACCATTTTCATTTGCCTATTTAAACCTGTCACACCTCTATTGAATCCAGAACCATCTAAATCAACCTTTATGACCATATTACCTATAGGATTAGGCATTTAAAAACCTCCTTTCTTCCAAGATGTAAATAAAAAATCAACCTTTAAAGGCTGATTAAAAAATATCTTTAAAACTTTTCGCAGTTCGCTTTGTTTCAATCTTCGATTCGACAATGTCTAAAAAGAAGTGTATCGGCATGTTAGCCACTTTTTCTGCATCCATGCCGTTTTCTATCAAATCTTTAGCTATTTTCCTGTAATTGTTGTAGACAGCTTCAGGTGTTAAATCTTCTTTTCTTATTTCTGATTCTCTGTCACGAACTTTTTTGTATCGCTAGGTTCCCCACCTGTAATGCGTCCAATTAACTGTCCAATCTTTTCAATACCTTCTTGACCATTTGGTAATCCTTTTTGAAGTTCTATACTAGTAAATTGATTATCAAAAGCTTCAACGATGAAATCCAAAACTTCTTCCAATACTTCCATTTGTACAGCCATGTTGTTTTCGTATTCTTCTTGCTTGTTTTTGTATTCTTCCTGTTCTGTCACACTTAAGTTATTAAATTCTTCTTCTGTTAGATCTTTAAAATCAGCCCCCTTAAAGGCTTTGTTAAGTTTCAAACCTAATTTTGAACCTTGAATTGTTTCAAACAAAGTAATAATCGGCTTTGCTAAATACTTTTGATATTGCGGCTTTCCTGTTTTTGTAAATCCTGTAATTAATTCAATTGATGTACGTTCCATTATTAAATTCCTACTTTCTTTTTAATTTGGCCAAAATAAAAAGAGGGCGTTAAGCCCTCAAAACTTACATTTCTAAATTAGATTGTACTGTAATTTGCACAGTATCAGTTTGCTTTCCTGCAGTCGCTGTAACGGTCGCATTACCTTCCGCCAAACCTTTAACGAGACCAGTTGATGTTACGCTAGCATACGTTTGCCCCTCAGTCACTGCATAAGTTACTTTCTGTCCAGATGGTTCGGTTGTGGCTGATAGTTGTTTAGTAGCATCAACTTTAACTGTAACTTGTTCATCAGTGACGTTTACAGAAGTGACTTCAACTTTTTCTGTTTTTTTCATTTCTTTTTCTACAGGTTCCATATTTTGTTCTCCTCGACTAGACATGAATTCATCATAAGTTTTACCAAATGTTTCCATGAATACATAATCGCGCCCTGTAGTGCTTCCTTTTTTATCATAGCCTGTAACATGCGAGCTTTCATCAAACAAACGATCAATAAAGTTACCTTCTACATCATCATTTTGGAATTCAACCTTATCTTGTTTCGTTTGCCCTTTGATGCTTGAACGAGTGAATTTACCTTTGAACAAGCCAACCCATTCTGAAGACTCATCATGATTACGTCTTTCAAATACAATCGCTACATCTGGCGGAATATCCTTAGCTCCATATTTATAACCACCTACACCTTTTTTAGCGCCATTCAAGAACGCCTTATCGTCAGCAGGAACAGTAACAAATGTTGTCTTAACACTCAGTTTACCATTAGATACAGCAGTTGCTGCGACCATATCATCTCCATAATCTTCCTCGGTATCTTGTGGACGGTCTACTTCAATTTCTTTTAAGAAACGAATACGTGTGCCAGCTCCAGTTTCCCATTCATTTTCTGTATCTTTTAAAATAGGTGCATAATAAAAGTTTGATACCCCAATTGCGATACCCGAAACTCCTGTATCTGCAAAATGTTGTAAGTTTAATTTTAAAAATCTTGGTGCTTGTTTCAATTTTTCAATCATTTAATTTTCCTCCAATTTCATTGATAAAATCGAGCCTTTTGCTCTTATAATATGTCTGAATGACATGACGTCACTCTCGTATAACGGTTCTCTGTAATAACATTGAAAATTTATCACTTTGAGTAACTCAACAATTTTTTCTGCTTGCTCGTTCGGTTCATCTTGAGACCACCAAACATCAATTTGGTAATGGTATTCTCTTGAAATCTCGTTATCATCAGCGTATGTGTCAGGATTGAACGGTAAGGGATATATACGAATAATAGGCTTGTCAGTTTTTTCGTGAAAATGGTCATCTATAGTGTAGTTAAACACATTCACTTCATCTGTAATGTTATTTGCAATAATAGCGTTTCTAATTATTTTGGTAACATTAATCATTTTTGCAACCTCTTAGCAGTATCAAGCATTGTTTTTAAAACTTTGTTTTTCCCTTGCTTTTCTGTTTTTGTTATAAACAATTGTGGTTTTTGGTACATTGTTCCAAATTCTGTTGCATGAATACGGTGTGAGACGCCTTTAGCGTAACCAATTGTAACGATTTTCTCACTTGTGTGTCTGTCTGTTTTCACATTAGAAACAGCTATGTGATCGCGAGCATGCTTTTTAGTATTCGCAAAAGGTGTATTACTTTTTAAAAGCGGGACTAATGACATAGCCCCAGCTTTGACAATTACATTACTATTTAAATTCATTTTTAAAACTGCATTTTTCAAACCTTGTTCAATGTTATTACTTTCAATTCTTGCCCCCATTAAATGACCACCTCGCCATAGATACGCAAATAAGATTTATCTTGATAATCTGGCTTTACATATTTGATGTTAAACCTTTGCCCTTCATGCAAGACGTAATGCTTATTTGTTGGTTTATAATCACCTCGTGTATCTCTGATAATAATAGTTTTAATGAATTTGCTACCTGTATTGAGATTCGTTTGAGTGTCGGATTCTTTAGATTCTTGAATGCAAGCGAAACAAGAGTATAATATTTTCGTCTTCGGTTTCATCGGATTTCCGTTCACTCTCTCGCTTACATCTTCACAAAAATCTATGCGTTCATTTAATTTATTGGAATTAAATTTCATCATTTTCACTCTCCAAAAATTGCTCAAATGAACCTCTCAACTTATGCACAGTACTCAAAACCATATGAGGCGCAAGCGATAAATCCCTATCCAAATAAGCAATACGGTTTTCAAAATAGTAACTTGCTAAAGGGTATATAGCACGAGCAAATAGAGGATGACTTTTAAACCAATCAATATATTTACTTGGTTCATCCGTAACAGCGCTAGCTATTTCATGGAATGCCCAAGAGTAATATATTCCTAATAAGTCGTCCTCTGAATTGTGATCTATTTTGCAATGCTTTTTTAATAACTTAAGTTCCTCAGCTGTTAATTGCATTCAATCACCTATTCTTCTTTCACTCTTTCAAGTATTACTCCATGCTCTTTCAGCTTTTTGTTAACATATTCAGCACGTTTTACTGTCATTTCAACACGTTTACCTGACTTTAAATACTGGCCTTTTTCCAAGTCAGTATAAGATTTCTTCACTTCATACATTGCCATAGTTTATCACCTCTTTATAAAGTATCGAGCGCTTATTATGCTTCTAAGCCAAGATCGCCTTCACCGCGTTCACTATCATCATATTCAATCACAATTGCTGATTTATAATCTAGAATTCTACAGTCTTGACGTACAGCAATCATTAAACATTCTCCGAAATGCATGTAGTCAGTCCATGATGCTTGGTATTGAGAGCGGTCAAATAAAACAATCGCATCTTTTAAGTTACCGATAATCAAAGTGTTATTACCTTTTTGCCCTAGTACTTCATCAGGTAAAATTTCGATTTTAGCTCCTAATAAACGCTGTTGCGTTTTTTCTTTAACATCTGGCTGGATTAAATAGTTTCCTAGCTTATCTTTCATTTTGTCTAATTTTGCAAACATAGTTTGCGAAACAATCGCAACATTATGTTCGTAATTCGGCTTAACATTCAGGTTAATAGCATCTTTAATATCATCTAAAGATTTTGCTTTTTTAACTTCTAATTTCTTGCCTTCTTTTTCAAAACCTGAACTTGTAGAACCCGTTGATCCTTTAGTGATAACATCAATAATTGCTTTGTTTCGTGTTGCTGCAATAGTTCGCGCCATCCATAGTTTCAATTCTTGCAAAACATTCACTTTTGCATCTTCGATTGCTTCACGTGAAATTCGGAAGTAACCACGGTGTGTATTAATGTCATATGCTAATTGGAAGAATGGTTTAACTGCTAATTCAGGGTTTTCTTCTAATTCTTCAACTTTTTCAAGGGCTGCAACTTCTGATTGTCGTACTACCGGATATTTACCAGAACCATTTGTAACACGTTTGACCGTCACATACTTATCAAGATTAAACTCAACCTCTTTTAATTTTAAAATATCTGTAACAATTTCCTCTGGAATAACTACAAATCCTGAGTCTGTTTTTAACGAACCACCTTGAATATCATTGCGTGTTTCAAGGTATTCAGTAAAATCTCTAACTTCTTGTGATGTTACCTTTGTGTTTTGAATCGAAATACCTAAATCATTAATGTTTGCTTGGTTTCGATAAGTACGTGCTTCGTTTAATTCAACTGTTTGTGGATTGTTTTCTGAAGTTCCATCTTTTTCTTTTAGCTTATCTAATTCTTCTTGTTTTTCTTGGATTTGAGAACGTAAATCAGTAATTTCTTGTTCTAATTTTTCTGCTTTTTCTAACTCATCGTTATTAAGTGCTCGCGTTGCATACTTCACCTTTAAATCAATTTGTCTTTTAATGTCTGAAATCTCAGATTGTAACTTTTCTTTTGTTTTCATTTAATTTCCTCCTAAAATTGGCATAAAAAAATAGACATCGCTATATTCAGCATGTCCAATGGCTGTATTTGATAATGGTGTTCAACTTCACCAAATATTATTTAATATAGAGTGTTTCTTTAGTCTTATTTCTAATTCTTTTTTACGTTGTTCTTTTTTAACGGTTTCAATACTACGTAATGCTGGTTTAACATCAGTGTCTTTATAAGCCGGATAAGTCACTACAGAAACATCTGTAAGTTCACGAATTGCTGTTAAAGTACGTTTGTAAATGTTTTCTTGTTCATCAAAACGCACTTCATCGCCTTTATCGTCAAGCATAAAACCAAACGAACATTGATTGATGTTGCCTACACGCATGTTCTCATATAAATCACGTGCAAATGTTGTGTTTGGTAACTTACAACGATATTTAAGTCCAACATCATCAGTTTCGAGCTCCAAAGTACCCGATTTTGTCCTACCAATTATTTGCGATGGGATATGATCTACTAAACAACGTACATCAGATAAATCAGTGTTTTCTAAAGCGCGACGTGAAATCGTTTCTTTGAATCCACCAAGATTTTCAGACCAAGTGTCAAACTTTAACGCATACCCCTCTATGACCATTTCGTTGTTATCATTTGAGCGTACCTCAATAATGTTGCCAACTCTCGTTTCCTTACTCATTTTCCTCACCACCTTTCAATTTTTTATCAGTAGCTCTCGATTTATTCATCTGATACTCATCTACAAGTTCAATATTTACATGGTTTAAATCGACTCTGTGAATGCTACCATTACCGCCTGGTATTGGCGCTAATCCATCACGTTGTCTAATTTCATCGATATTCATCTTTCCAGAATCAATGTTAATTTTGTCGATTTCAGCTTGAGTTTTTTCATCAACAACTCGTATTTCAGTGGTATCAAATTTAAATTCACGATTCACATATTCATCATTAAACTTAAAATTCAATTCTGCACAAACGCAAGTAATATAAGGCTTTAAAGTTGATAAGTAATCTAAATTAGCATCCGTGATACTCATGTTCGCTGTTTCTATACCAAATTTATGCAACGGAATACCAAATACACCTGCTATTTCTCTTGTTGATGATTTGTTTTCTCTAATAAGCTTTAAAACTTCTGTATCAACTTCTAATTGGTCAAACGTCATTGATTCATCCAGTACTACAACTTTTCCAGCTTGTTTAGTTCCACTAAATGTTTTGTGAAATTCTTCTCTAGCACGTTCTCTTGCTTTTTTGTTATCTAATACGCCTTTCATTTTCAAAATACCACCAGCATGTGTACCGTTTCGCAAGAAATTATTAAGGAAATCTTTGCCGTTGTTATCCGACTCTATTGTGCGACTTAACGTATCTAACAGTGACAAACCATTTATACCGTCCAATGAATAGAACTTAATGTCTAGCATATCCTCGAACTTAACATTGCGTTCTATAATATTTCCCTTACTGTCTATCCTTTGATGAAAATAATACAGTCGACCTCTTGCGTCTGATTTCAATTCAATCTCTGATGTCTTTCTGAATGTTAAATTCATAGGTTTCCCTATTTTATCTCGTGTAATTTCAACATAACCATGTGATGTTAACAAAGCGCTGGCAAACACAACTAATTTAAATATATAGCCGTTATACATTGGATTAGGGCGTGTATTCAACAAATTAATAACTCTGTCACTATAATCAATTTGACCGTTCACAGTTAACCTTATTGGCATACGCGCTAAATCCGAAGCAATCATCATGACTGCAGTAAAGATATCACTATGTTTAATTGCTTCTACATCTTTATATTCACGTAGTTTTGTTCCTTGAAAACCCGGCAACGTTTGAACCATCATTTGCAAATCATCTTCGTTGTATTGCAAGTCTCGTTTTTCACTTCTATAAAAAATACCCACAATTACTACCTCCTTTCTTGATTGCTTTCATGATTTAAAATTAACGAAATAACAATCAACGTTATTCCAGTGCATAATAATCCCATGTTTTGACCGAAAGTCTTATACACAGAAATGTTAATCACAAATAAACCTAATAAAAAAAGGATGCTAACCAAATTAGCAACCAACAAATTAAAAAATACATTTATTTTATTCAAGTCCATTTTGTCACCACCTTTAAAAACCGAATTCTTCGCTTTCATAGATTTCTGCCCAATTCTCTTGAAATTCGTGCATCCTAGCTTCTGTGAAAGCTGTGATAATCGAAATGATTGGATCTATTTTTTGACGATTCATTTTTTTGTTTATTTTTACATTGTCCTCTCCATCACGAATCAAAACAGCATTATTAACTGATGTTGTAAGTAACGTATTGTCGTTATGTTGTATCCGTTTATCTGCAACCCACATTCTAAATTCTTTAATGGATTGTGATAATGCCTTGAAACTCTGTCCAACTTCAATAAGTGGCCAATCTAAAGCCATAGATTCAATTGTTGTTATGAAACTTTGCGCATTCCACGGGTCATAACAAACCGCTTTTACATTCAAATCATGCGTCGTTATAAAATCCATAATAAAGTCGATAACTTGTTTGTAATCAATCATGCCGCTGTCTGAGCGTGTAACGTCTGCTTCACCACGTTCAATCACTAAATCATAATTTATTTTGTCTCTTTTCGCTTTTTGTTCTAAGTTCGTTCTTAACCCAATGAAAGAATGGCTATGTAAAAATACTTTTTTGTTATCGTTTGGAAAAATAAACCCTACAGACGTTAAGTCGTCTAGCCTCGATAAATCGACCCCTATATACACATCTTTACCATTGATATTAGGCATATTTGTTGTGGCTTGTTCCCAATCTTCAATATCTAGCAAGCTATCTTCCCTTTGTGCTTGCCATAAATTGAAGTTTTTAATCAAAATCTTATGATACGATGTGCCTTTTTCTAATTCATCTTGTATATCAGACTTGATGTTTTGAAGTATTGTTTTTCTGTGTTCTTTTGATTCTAAAAGCGGCATTGCTTTAATCCATTTCGTTTCATCTTGTACCTCTTCTTGTGAATCCATTTCAGCACAATATACAAAGTAATTATCAGCTCTTACTTCTTCATTTAAAATACGTTTAATATACTTATACTCTTGGTACATTTGACTATTTAAATTGTCTCCGGCCGTTGAAACCAGTAGGGTTAAAGGATTTTTTTGTAATGTCATACCTGTTTTAAACCTTGAGTACATCTCATCATCAGGCATACTTGCCAATTCGTCCAAAATAGCAACTGTAGGATCTTTACCATCAACTGCATCTGGATTATTAGACAAAGGCGCAAACACTGAGCTGCTTAAAATATCTTCAATGTCCGTCTTTCTTACATCTGTTTTTTCACGGATAAACTTACTTTTACTTCGCATTAAGTTTACTTGTTGACTTGCCATCTTGAATATTGTTTGCGCTTGTTTATAGGTTGATGAAGCTACATAGATCTGTCTATTGAATTTAGGATATTGTCCAAACAGCAATTCATTAACAGACATACCAGACACGATTAAGGATTTACCTTGTTTTCTAGCCATACTTATATAAGCTTTAGTAAACATTCTGTATTGACCTCTACGCCAACCGTACAGACTTCCCACAATGAATTTTTGAAATTCCATAAGTGGCATAGGTTCGTTTGTTTTAGGGTCTGGTAGCATTTCGACAAATTCTATTGCTTTGTTAGATAAACGATTATCCCAATGGCAACCAATTGGCGGGTTCTCTATAAAAGAAAGGTGACGTTTACAGACTTGAATGTTTTTCTGACTGGCTAATATTTCACCCGAAACCACCTTTTTTGCATATTGAGTAACGTAATCTATCATTAGTCATCACTCGCAAATTTCATGTATGGATCGTCATTTTCCTTTTCTTCAGGAACCATAATTCGTAATCGACTATCAATTGTTAATCCTAAAGTATTAGCTGTTTGTTGCATGCGAATGCCCGCTTTTTCTTTAATGTTAAACGCTGGATTAACCTTTTGATTTCCTCTGTCATCTTCTAACATCAAACTTTCCTGCTCTAAAATCAAACTTGCTTTAACAAAATCACTGTAAAAACTACAATATTGTGCCAGCTGTGCTTTATCTAAGTTTGAAATTGGCAATTCTTGCATGTGTGGTAATATTCTTAAGTATTCTTGTTTCGCTATTTCATCTAAAAAGTGCGGTGGTTCAGTATCGATTTTAGAAAATTTATTTAATTGAGCTTCTTGACGCTCTTTTTCAATAATTTCTTCTTTTGTATAATTCTTGTTCGAATTTGACAAAAGCTTCTTAGGTCTACCCGCCATAAATTAGCACCTCCTACTAAAAAACTTAAATAAAGGGAATTTTTTGAGAAGAAAACTCTGCTCCGTTCTCCAGAACCTTTCATTGACGCCCGTTTCATCTTTGGGGGACTTCCTATTTTTATCTTTTTTAATATTTCTTCAAATCTTCTTTTGTCTTTTGGTTATGGCAAGCATCACACAAAGGCTGTAAATTACTTTTGTCTAATCTTCTTGCCCAATCAATTTTTGTTGGTACAATATGGTCAACCATAGTCGCTTGATTGCCACAAGAAACACAAATAAAATCATGTTCTAACAATACAATTCGACGCATGTTTTGCCACGTTTTCGATTTATAAAATCTTAAATACTCTGGATCGTTTCGACGTCTCAAATCATTGTAATTTTCATTTGCATATTGCTTGTGTTTATCACAATAACTTTCATTATGATTAATCAATACATTACATGTTGGATGACCACATCGCTTCATAATAGACAATGCACATCACTCCTTGTCGACTTTCTTAACATCTTGCACAGTTACTTGTCTATCATCTTTATCATTGCTAATTAACAATAAGTTTCCTATCGATCCATCAACAAGATATTTACTACCTTGAAACAATACTTTGTCTCCTTGTTTTATACCATTGTCTAAATTGATAGTCTGATTAGGTTTATTCATCAAGATAGTGTTAACACTATGACCAGCTATCTCATCCAAGTTAATACCTAACACGTTAGTAAGATTAGCTATATTCCACAATGCTTCGCTAAGTTCATTTATCATAATTCCTTTATCTATCGGTACATTACAAAACATATGCTGTTTAATTAGATCTGTAACATTGCCTGTAGATTGAGTTAAACCTAAGCCGTAACAAGTAATAGATTCATTTAAATTCAATTCATCATTGTGTGTACGTGTAGCTATCTCTTGGTACTTTGATATCTCCATTCTCCACCTCTTGTTTATAAAAATAAAAACCCTCACTTAATGTGAGAGTTCAAAATAAATATAAATGTTTTGCTACATAGCAATTATAATAAAAAACAATATGTAGCATCAAAATTAGTCCGATGTGTACGATTTGTACGATTTGTACGATGTGTCCGAACTGTCCGATGTGTACGATGTGTCGGTTTTTTGTTGCAAGTTATAAAGTATATTTACTATATCTTTTACTCTAGAATAAAAATTGTCTCTGCCTATATCAAGAATACTCATAATCCTATTATGGCTTTCTCGTTGTTTTAACATTTGTAAAATATGATAATCTTTTTCATTCGTGATGTATTCTTCGTATTCATCAATGAACGCTATCTTATTAATCAAGTAATCGTACTTTCTAAGCGCTTTGTTTTTGTTTATAACTTTCACTAACACTTTATTGCTAGTCGTGCCTTTAGCTTTTGGCATCGCAGATTGATAACCGTATTGTGCAATTGATGTACTTTCGTTATCGTAGACTTTACTGTCTATTATATTTTTCATCCACTTGTAGTTATCTATCATTTCACGTATTTCTTTCCTGTTATACATGCAATACCTCCGATAATATAAATTACTTTTTAATATCGTTATTCATTCGCTTCAATTCAATCCTGTATTCTTCTAACCCGTTGTATCCTTTAGTTTTAACTACTTCATCAAGTAGATAATCATTCATATATCTGAGTGCTTGTATCTCTCTTGCACGATCACTATTAATACTGATACAAACTAATAGCAATATAGCAAATACAATAGTCATAGTAATCCACATCATTTAAATCTCCTCTTGTTTAAATTAATAATAATTCTTTCTTTTATCGAAGTTCTGTTTATTTTAAACTTTTGACTAAACTGTTCTTCAAATTTATCAAGATAAAGATTATAATCGTTTATTTTTCGTCGGTACTCTGAAGTGATAAAACTATCAATATGATTATAAGCTCTATTTTCATTCATTTTATTAATTATATTTTTTAAATAAGATATATCTTTTTGATATTCATTTATAATAGCAATTGTTTCCATAACAAAAGAAGGATTAAAAAAAATCTGATTTGTACTAAATTCATTGTTGAAACTCATCTTAAAATCTTCCATTGCCTTAACTCTATTTGATAAATTAATCATTTGTCTAAATCCAATAACATTTTCATACGCTTTTTTACTTTGCTTATCTAAATTATTAAAGACTTCAATATCAAAAAAATCTAAAAATTCATGCTGTTCTGTTGGAATAATATAAGCTCCAATCATCTTTTTAGCCTTTTTAAAACAATCTAAATATATCGGATATATTTGTTCTAAATTGATTTTTTTACGTTGTAAGTTAGAATCTGTAAAATACCTAAAAATCTCTTTAACTGAATAAAGCACAACACCTCCTGCTAAAGTATATATGCTTCCTATTATTTGCTCGTTCATTTTTATCTACCTCTTTATAATATTTTCTGAAAAGGAATCTATAATTTTATACATACCAAAAATTCCTAATGCATTTATTATCACTCCATCATCAATAATATATATGGATATTAAGAAAGCAAACAGCAAAACGATCAAATCATAAATAAATATTCTCATTATTCACTCACCTCCGCTCGAAAGACGTAATCACTCGGCGCCTCTACATCATCATTAGCCGTCATCATAATATATACTTGCTCCGTTACATACTTACCTAACTCATACATTGCTAGTAAGAATAATAGTCTTACTATTTGTTTAATCATTTTTTATCTACCTTCTTTACTTCGTATAAGACCGGATATAAATTTAAAAAGTGTATTCTATATCCAATCGTCTTAACTTCTACTTTGTCGCCTACTTTTAACCTAGCTTGTATGTCTGCGCTATCAAACTTCTTTTTGAATAATAAATCAGAATTTTCAATGACTTGTTTGTTGTCTAATACAATATAGAACTTGTCTTCTTTATCTTGTCTCTTGTTATATTTATCTGTAATAGTTCCTTGATGTACTTCTTTGTTTTGGTAACTAGCCACTGTATAGATAGGCGATATGACAACAAGCATCAGTGCGATTACGCCGAATAATCGCAGTATTCCAGCAATAAAGATATCGAACCAATCCATATTTTTAAGTTTTTTAATCATTTCCCACACTCCCTTATATTTTCAAACAACTGACCTAATTTAATAATCGCATCCCTTTTAACTTGCGCCTCGTACTTCTCTTTTGCTTCTTCTTTATTCTCTGCCTCAACAACTGTAAACGTCTGATTATCTCTAGCCACAGTAATATGTTCATGTGGTAGTCCTGTTGAATCTTTGAATGTTGTGACTAAGTATTGTGTCATTCCTCATAGCTCCCTTGAACTTGTTTGAGCTTACTCATAAAAAACATTACTAAAAATGCTATTAAGATATGCGTCTTTTGATGTTTATAAGCAAATGTAGATATCATAAAGATAGTAGCAAGCATTAACATTTCATATATGTTTGTGTGTATAGTCTTTTTACTCTTAAGAAAAATAATTGCTATGCGATAAAAGAGATAAACGCCAAACCCTATTAAAAATATTTCTAACATGTCGCTCACTTCCCCAGTACCTCCTTGACCTTGTCTAATATGTCTTTACACTCCGCTACTTCCGAAGCCTTTTGCTCCACGTTCTGAAACACTCTCGAATTCCTCCACTTGCTTTAGTTCAGGTGTCCATATAGGCACGATAACCAATTGAGCTAGTTTGTCGCCTTTGTTTATGACATAACTACCATTCATACATAAAATTTTATCTGTTACAGGTAGTCGGGCATACTTTCCATCTATCCCAGCAGGACTCCGACCAAAGTTACTCATATCCTCACTCTCTAACGTTTCATTATCATTCTTGATATTAATCCCTAAATTACCATGATATCCCGCGTCTATTTTGCCTGTTTCAATCACTAAATGCGTTTTACTGCTTACACCACTGCGGCTAGTTAATAGCCCGACATAGCCCTCTGGAATGCTTACAGCTACATCTGTTTTAATCACTGCCTTTTCTTGTGGCTCAAGTAGGACAGTTTCAGCTGAGAATATGTCATAACCTGCATCCGTCTTATGATTTCGTTCGGGCATTCTAGCAGTTTCTGATAATAGCCTTACTTGTAATGTGTTAGTCATTTTCCTGTTCCTCCTCATATTCATAAACAACTTGACCTGTCATAATTCCTACTGCTTCATCAAGTTCAATATCTTCTTTGAGTGCATCTTGCATAGCATTATGTAAACCCTCAAGTATTTCATCAAACGCTTGCGCTTTCTTATACACGTCTTCAATCTCTTTTAGTAATCCCTCTGTGTCATTGCCGTTATACGCACTAGCACTTATAACTGATTGTTCGATTTGTTCGCGGTTATTCATCATTTTCATCTCCTCTAAAATAAAGTTAGTTGCTTCTGTTCCTCGTATTCCAAACCATGTTGCTTTATATATGTTTCGAGCTCTTCAGCTGTATCAAATGTCTTTTTCACGCCTTGCCAACCTGGTACGATATGCCCATGAAAATAATAAATGTCATTCACTACATGGATATGAGCCACTCGTTCGTTATCCTGATACAGATACCTCTTAGAGCCAAAAAATTGGTTTAAGTGTTCTTTACGTGCGCTATCTGTTTTAAGCATTTATGCTTCCTGCCACTTCTTGAACATTTGGTTATAAGTAGTATCAAACCAGTACGGATCACGTGGATGCACTTGTGGCACGTTAAACAAATGTGGCTTCTTTCTTCTTAGCTCAGCCTCTTTACGTCGTTGCCTAGCTATTTCACGTTCTTTGCTCTCTCGTTGCATAATTCTGGATAACACGATTTCTTTATACTCAGCTAAGCGCATACCATAAGGTGCGTGCAAGGCTTCTAACAACTTCCAACCACCACGTACTCTTTTTGCAACCATTCCGGGAGTTAACCCATTCTTTTTTATCAATTCATTTTCATGTTCGGTAAATTTATATGGTTTACCGTTAATCTTTACGACACTCATTTATTCCACCTCTATATTTACGTTTCTAATTTTTAAATTGTCATACTCTAGTATTTCGTCTGGATTGTTATATAAGTAATCTGCCAGCGTTTCTTTTTCTTTATCCACATCATCAAAATACTGATATTCAACTTCTGTAGGTATCCTTATATCAATCGTTGCGTTTATATATGCTTGTTGTTGCATTAGTTCACTTCCTCAACTCGCATGATTATTTTTGGTTCTAGTCCATAACGCTTTGAGCTAGTTATTTCTGTAATTTGGTTATCGTCTTTCTATACATGACCATTACAAGCATCTAATACCGTTTTAATTAAGTTGTCGATATCCGGTTTAGTTACTTTATACTGTCCAACCATTTCGCTTTTCTTTTTCTTCGACCATGATTTAAGCAATGGAAAGTAAAAGTCTAATTCGATTTTTAGCGCATGCTCTAGTTTCAACTTAGGCATTTGCTTTTGTATATACGCTTTATGCTTTGTATAAGACGTGGGCATGTATGTTTGAACAAATCTTCCTGTATTACGAAAGCGTGGACGAGGCGAGCCCATAGGTGCCTCAAACGTTTCGTTAAATTTAATTTCTATTTCCATGTGCCACCTCTAAATATCAAATATCGTTGCTTGTAAACCTAATTCTTGCTCATATAGAAGCCCGTGAGCGCCTTTAAATCGTTTTAGGTCACTATCAGTCATAATTTTCTTTTCGTCGCTGAAATGGGCTCCTGTGAGCGAATAAACTTCGTTTACGTTGTCTTTATACTTGATGACCTTAATATCTTCTGTGCCATCTTCTCGGTATAAGTAATATTTTTCTTTCGGCATTTTTAACACTCCTTAATATTCGACGATAGCGGGACGTGTATGACGTTCTGTAAGTTTTTGGATAAATAGGTCATATAACTTATTTTCATCGCCCTGTGCCTCGTCTATGAGTTTCTGAGCGTACATATCTGAACACTCAAGTTTAGTTTTTAAAAATTCTTTGGTTACCATGTATCTCGCTCCCTGAAATCGTCTCCGATTACTCTTACTTTTCTTGCATTGTGTTTCATTCTTGAATTGATACGTTGCCAGTTCATATTTTGATTTAATTCTTTATCACTAAAGTTAGTTGTAAAGATGTTGTTTTTACCTACTCTGTTATCAACAATGCTGAAAAGTTTGTTTAAAGTATGTTCTGTGTTCTCTACACCCATATCATCTAGTACAAGTAAATCAATATCGCTTAACAATCTGACTAACTCGTCTGTAGTCTCTACTGCATTTTTGTTGTATGTCGCTTTGATACGATCCATCAACATTGGTATGTGCATAAAAGCAACCGTATGCCCTTTAGCTTTGACTGCTTTTGCGATAGCGTATGCTAGGTGGCTTTTACCAGTTCCGTATGAACCTTGCAATATTAATGATTTTGGCTCTTTTGTAGAGAAGCCTTGAACGTACTCTATTGCTGTTTGTTTAGCTTGTACTTGTTTTTCATTTTGTGGCTTATAGTTGTTAACTGTTGCATCTCTTAAAGACGGATTAACATTTGATTGATTGAAAATATAATCAAGTTTCTTTTGTTTATTCCTTTTGTATTCTTCATAAGCCAATCTTTGAATTTCACATTCGCAACCATCTTTGTATTCATATCCATTTTCAAACTTATATAAGTCATATTGATGCCCGCATTTATCGCAATTCTGTCTTAGTATTACTTCGATTGGTTGATATTTTTTTAAACTTTTGTTTATTTTTTCGTCAAATAATGGTTTCATAACTTCCTCCTAGTCCCAATAACTTTCGTCGTACTTCATACGTTCTAATTGATCCGTGCCAGTTGGTTGTATTTTTTGATTGAGGTACCCCTCAAATTTATTGCCAAAAAGTGTTTCTGGTCTAAGGTATTTATCGCTATCCGTGTTTAACCATTCAGCTGTTTTGATATCAATCACCTTTTTAAAATCCTCCAACCTAAAATCTTGATTCCATCTTGCTTTAATAAAATCTTTTGTTTTAGCTGTATTATGTTTAAAATGCTTTCCTGCTTTTTTATTTAAGTATTCGATAATTTCTTTATAGGGAATGGAAGACACCGTCGGGTTGCCCGACAATATACTTCCTTCATTATTAGTATTGTTATTATTAGTTAAATCATTATTAGTACTATTATTATTAGTAGTACGCCCTTTTCGGTTTTCCGTTTTTCCGTTTTCCGAAAACCCGTTTGCCGATAATCCGTTTTCCGAAAATGGCATTTCGGTTGGTTTTTCGTAAACTAAGTATTCAAAACCTTTAAACACACCGTTTTCAGCTCTTTTTTGTATTCTGTGAACATATTTATTATCCATAAGTTCTTGAACGCCACTATTGATTGATTTTTGTCCATCATTCATATGTTTAACTACTTCTGACGTGTATATTTGCCAATTGTCAGGACGACTCAGGAAATACAATAATATCCCTTTAGCTTTAGCACTTAAATTACTATCGAACACAAAAGATTTATGCACAGTTACAAAATCGCCACTTTCTTTTATCGTTCTAAATGTTGCCATTTTTTTATCTCCTTTCTGTTATAATTAATAAAAATATGATTAGGAGTGAATAACTTGAAAAAATGTTTCATTGCTTGCCCTATAGGTACTGATGATTCTAAAGTAAGAAGAAACTCTGATTTTCTTTTACAATCCATCATAAAACCTGCTTTAGAATCAGATTTTGAAATCCAACGCTCTGACCTTATATCATCGACCAATAAAATCACTGATGAAATAATTGGTGGATTAACGAATTCTGAATTAGTTATTGTAGATTTGAGTACGCATAACCCGAACGTATTTTATGAATTAGGTTACAGACACGCTCTAGAGAGACCAACAATTACTATGATTAACAAAGATGAGAATATCCCTTTTGATGTTAGCGCTTACCGTACAATTTACTACAGCGAATTATACGCGGATGTAGTAAATGCCAAAGACCAACTTAAAGAAACTATCAAAACATTTACAGATAATGATTTCAATTTTGAAAATCCAGTCAATAAGTATAATAATATCGATAATGAATACGGTGTTTTAAATAGACATTTGTTAGATATAAAAAGCGATTTATCCGAATTAAAAGAGTTTCTACCTTCAGTGACCAAACAAGACCCTGATATTCCCGCTGATTCTATGGTAAGAATGATGGAACTTGCCGTTCAGTATCCGGATCAATTTGAAAGATTGATGGAATTGCAAAACAAAAACAGTCAATAACCCTTCCCTTTTAAGAAGCCCTCTAGATATTTAATTCGGGCTTCTTTTTCACGCAATTGTTTTTGTTGATATTTTATATAGTTAATAGCAAAGCGTATTAATATTTTGTTCATTTCTCTTTCTCTCCTTTCAGCATTTTATTGAGCCTCTCATCAACTTTTAGCCATGAGTCATGCAAGTGATATTTATCATCAAACGACTTAACGCCAATCGCATGTTGCTGGTTATGATGTTCGCGACATAACGCTAATACATGTTTGTTGTAGTGATTCATCTTATTTCTGTTCATTCCTCTGCCGACTGCTTCATAATGCGATAGGTCAGCGTGAGGCTTTCCGCATATTACACAGTTGCGGTTAACAGTTGACCAGTATAAGAATGATTTATCTTGTTTCAGTAGATTACTCGTTTTGTAGCTAAGTGGTATGTCATTGTAGAACGTCCAGTCAAGCGTTGCTTCAATGATTTGACTCGCTTGTGTTCTCGTACAATTACTTAGCGAAACACGTTCATCATAGCCGTAGTACGTTCTTACAAACTCGATGAACATATGTCTCATATAGTCCATTGGTTGACCTGTATGTTCTTCTATATCTTTGACAAGCGCAAATATTTTTCGTCGTTGCTTGCCGGTAATTTGAAACGGATCTATAACGTTTACATCTACTTCTACATCAAACCCGTTATCAAGTAGTAATGTTTCTTTATTGCCTAATTCAACATCCGAGATGACAACTGTTGTTGTGCCGTCGTCTTGAGTGATATAACTAGTAATTTTCGGCATTTAATCATTCCAATCAGAACGGGAGGTCTGAAAAATCTTCTTCAGTATTGTCAAACGGATTATTACCAGTTTGAGTTTGTCTTTGTTGTTGATAATTGTTTTTTTGTTGTTGGTTGTTATTCTTCGGTTCTAAGAATTGTACGCTGTCCGCTACTACTTCTGTCACAAATACACGTTGCCCGTCTTTGTTTTCGTAGTTACGTGTTTGTAGTCGTCCGTCTACACCTGCCAACGATCCTTTAGAAAGGTAGTTTTTAACGTTTTCAGCTTGTTTTTTGAACACTACTACGTTTATAAAATCTGCTTCACGCTCGCCTTGAGCATTCGTGAATGTTCTGTTTACTGCTAATGTGAATGTCCCTACATTTACACCATTTGGTGTACTTCTTAATTCTGGGTCTTTTGTTAAGCGTCCTACTAAAACTACTCTGTTTAACATTATCGTTTTCCTCCAGTAATTGTTTTTGCGTTATTTCGTATTTTTTGAATAGCTTCTGCTGCTTGTTTTTCTGTTAATTTATAGTTATTTATGTCGAATTTTTGTTCTACTATATTTTGTGGCGCTTCTTTATCCGTGCCCTTTATCAATTTAGTGAAACTTATAACCTCTTTCTTTAAAATCCCTATAGTTTCGCTACTTGCCCATTGCGTTCTAGTTTGCTGTTTTGGATTATTATTTTTTCCACTTGCTTCATTTCCGTCATCGTCTTGGTCACTAGTAATACCGAAAATCGCAGATAGCGAATAACGTTTAAGATAACTTATTAACGAGCCTGCTCCTTGTGGCGTATTCTTTTCTGCATTCATAAATACAGGATCATACTCGATATATTCACCGCTTTCATGCATAAGCATTGTAGCGACTCCTACGCGCCCGTCTACATCGTTCAAAGCCCATTGAGTATAAGACAGTCCATGAGGTGTTGCCGCCTCGTCAATGGCTTCTACAACGTTCTCAAGAGGTACGTATTTTGATTTGAAAAATGGATTATTTTTATCTTTGAGTGGTTGTTTTACTTCCTTGCGAAATGCAACCATAGCTTTATTTATTTCAACAACTGTTTCTGATTTATTCATCACTTAATCACCAGACTTTCTGTTACCTTTAATTCAACGCCAGGAATATCTTTCCCAGCTTTCAAATCATCGATTAGTTGCTTAGAATTAAGTTTCGGGGCTTGTGATAGCCAATAATCCTTTGGAATAAGTTTTTCATCGATAATATTTTTACTAGCTCCGTTTTTGCGTTTAAAAATATGATTAGTAGCTGTGCGGTAACTATCTACTTCTTGTGTTTCTAACATTTCTTTTAAGTAATCTCTTAATCGATCAGTTAAATTTTGTTTTTGTTTTTTTAAATTTTGAAGTCGTTTAATCTCTTTATCTATGACATCTATGTCACCTAAAGTTTCACGTCTCCAATTGACAATGTTATCTACTTTGACATTCATTTCTGCTTGAATAGAATCTAATGTGTCTTTTAATAATGTTTGGTCTAATTCATCTTGATTAGACAACTCTTTAAATGCTTCTGATAACTCATATAGATTAGCCATCGCTTAACACCTCCCCCGCTAGCATCTTTTTAGCTTTCTCGTATCTAGCCAATATTGTGTTATCGTCATCTACATTGTTGTGCATATTTATTGATGCGACTTTTCCTAAATAGTCATCGCTGTAGTGCCAGACCCATATAACGTTGTACTTATAATCAACTTGATAAGAAGTGCTTTGTACACGTTCTATTAAGTCAATTGCCATTCGTTTAAATTTATGTGGTTTCATATCGCACCTACCATTTCATGACTAAGTTAATTAGTCTGTCATAATCATCTGCGTTTTCTTCAATCCATTCGTAAATAGATTGATTTAATATGTCTAATGCTGTGTATAGATCGTTCTCATTAGTTATGTTTATGCCGTCGATAAACTTATCTTCTAAATCTAAGATATTCACCAGAATGCTGTGGTCCTTCTTCTTAACTGCTAATTTAAAATCAAATCCGTCTACATTAATTACCTTCTGACATACATCGCCTATTTCGTAATACATCTTGACTTCCTCCGTTTTTCGTTTTATATTGAACACGAATTAATTTTGTTAATCGTTTGTCACTGTTACTTGTTGGCGCAAGTAGCAGTTTTTTTATTCTTCATAAAAGTATTCTTTATAAAATATGAATGTTGCGATACTTGTGAATCCCGCAATTGACCATGCTGTAGTGAAGTACAGCAATGGCATAAGCACAATCGCTAAGACTGTGAAGCATAGTACTGCTAATAAGTAGCTTTTATAAGTTTTACTCATTTTCTTTTTTCAACTCCTCCATTATTCTCTCGTCTGATAAGTCGTGATAAGGGAATTTTTTTCTAGCTAATTGGACAGGTACTCTGCCTCGTATCGCGATGTACCCTTCGTCTTCAAGTTCTTTATTCAGTTCTCTTATTATTTGTCCTGCTTTGGATTTTGAAACAGATAAAATTACCGCAAGTTCTTTAGCTTGCAAACTATTTTTTATCATATCTATTCCTCCTTTTTATTTTTGTGTTGTGTATAATTTAGTTATCTCCTAGTGAGAGGAGGTGATAATTATGGCAACCAATCCGCCTAAAGATGGACGCCGTAAAGGTGCAGTAAAAAATCGCTCTCAAGTTAAAAATCCTAAAACGGGTCGTTACGTTAAACGTAATTCTGAAACTGGTAGATTTATGGATGTGAAATCAGATTCAAAACCGTTTAAAGGTGTTCGTAAGGAACGTTAACTTGAGTGAAGCTACTCTAATTCATTTAGAGTGGCTTTAATATCGTTTTGTGAAATTACTTGATTAATTACAATTGAAAGGTTGTTAACTAATTCTTCATCATGTTCTTCATAACCAGATTCATACATCATTGCGTGCAGTAACTCATGGATAAGTATTTGTTTTTTTCGCTCGAATGATAATCCTCGTTTAAGTTGTATGAGACTATCTTTATAAATACAAAGCCCTAAACAACTTGGATTGTTATCTACATCTTCTAATTGAACTATTTTGTATTTCACGCCACATACGTTGATTTCCATTCTTTATACTCCTTTCGTGTATAATGTTGTTATTAAATAATTAAGATGTTTGTTTTTCTCCTAAAAACTTGTTAACAAAGTATTGTTGTCCTTTGCCTGTTACTTTTGGTGTCTTGCTAATTGATGTGTGTCCGTCTGAATGTGTAATTGATGTTTCTTTAATTTCGAATAACTCACGTTCCATTGAATACTGTGTAGGCATGTTATAATCCACACCCTTGCGTTTAATAAGGAATCCGTTTTGACGTAACCACTCAAACAATCTGCGTTGCCCGATGTTTATACCGTTTTGTTTAATGATCTTTGCTAACTCTCCAACTAAAATTGATGTCTTAGTAGTAGCTACTGCATCTGCAAATACAATTTTTGGTTTATCACGTTCAATCTTTGTTTCTAATTGATTGATTGTGTTGTTAGCAATTTTTAAAGCACGTTGCATAATCATTTCTGGGCTGTTCCATGCTTTTTCCACTTGTATAAAGTATTGCCTTGCACGTTTACCAGGTTCACTACGTTGAATCATTGCGATTTCTTTTGCAGTGTCTAGTGTTAGTGCGTGGTCAATTTGATTCTGACGACCTCCTAGTGGGTTATGGACAAAAATGTCCGTAACTACATAATCGATATTTTCTTCAAATCCGTAATCACTCATTCTTTCAAACCATTTTTTGTATGGAGTCTTAACTTCTAATGCTTGATGAAGTTCTCTCCCACTGATTGCGATTTCTCCATTTTCTTTTTCTTGTATGTTGAACATTTCGCCGATGTTCGATTTTGTTTGTAATGCTTGCATTTTATTTCTCCTTTACATTAGCGATATCAATTTGTAGTGCATCGCATATTTTTTTTACTGTGAGGAAACCGGGGTTTTTAACCTCTGTTTCGATAGATCGAATTGTCGAGTTTTGTAATTCCGTTAGCTTCGCTAGTTGATAGCGTGTTATCCCCTTTTCTTCTCTCAATTCTTTTAAGTTCAGCATCTTACCACTCCTTATTGTCCATAACGATATTTCGTTATATAATTAATCCAACCCCACTACACTGGGAGGTGATTTCCTTGCTTATGCGAGGTTTTAAATCATCCTGTGGTTTTATAGGTTAGTAAGTCTAAATTAGAACATCGTTTGTTGTGTTCCACAGTCAACCAAGAGACGTTAACTAGGGTATGCGTACTAGAAGGTAGTAACTTTTAGGACGCTAGACTTTGATGGAAAACCTAAGCACCATACAGGGCTGGGGACGATACCAGCAAAAATTGTGCTGTTAGTCGTAGTGATTAGAACCAAACAAAATTTCCGTAACACATACCTTCTACGACAAGGTGTGTGTTTTTTTATTGGAAACAAAATGTTTGTAATGCTTGCATAATATTTATGCTCCTTTCGTGTATAATGTTGTTATCAATCTAAGGAGGTGATAAGTATGGACAATATAAATCTCACTCAACGACAATTAGATTTAATAAAGAAAAATCAAGCCATCTTGTCTAAGTTGCCTATTGAAACTTACGCTAAAGTCGTAAATACTATGAATGATCTTAGAATCAACCAATCGAAATTATCTGATTGGGCTTCCTATATGCATCGAGTAACTAAGAATCATCCAATGTTCAAAACTAATTTATTTTCTGAAAAAATTCTTGATGAATTCATAAGTTCTAACAGCTTTCCGGAGGATGAAGTCCGCAAAGTTAGCACTCATTTGAGAAATTCTTTTGTCGATACTGTCGATGTCCCTGTTCTTGGTAAAACCGTCGATTCTGCCCATCCAATAGATGACGTAAATACTGAGAAATACAATAGTGTATTCAATGAATCGCTCAATCATATTTTTATTTCTCCTTCTGCAAAATTTATAAAAAAGGTTTCTGTCGGTTCTGCTATCGGAGTAACATCTCCGGTTATGGTTAGAACGATACTTGACCAATATGTGAACTACTTTATGTTTTTTAATGTAATAGCAACTCTTTTAACACTTTACGTAATTGCTAATTACTTATATGACGAGAACTCAAACGATGATTAGTTGTCTCATTTATCGATTAATCTCTTTAAGCAACTCTGCAACTGCTCGCAACAGTTCAGGGTTGTTTCTTGTTTCTAAATTACTGTTTGCATGTTTTAGTAAATTGAGTTTTAATTTACTTTTTTCTTTAGCGATTCTAAATTTTTGTAACATTTGTTGTTCCTCCTTTATTCGAAATCATCGATGGTTAATTCTGAAACTCTCTTTTCATAGATATATAAATAATAATTTTTGATATCTCTGTAAAATTTTGCTGCTAGGTTGTATTCACTTTCACTCAAGTCTGAATTAAGTGTCACTCCAAAAATCGATAATGTTAATTTTCTAATATGGTCATGAACATCTTGTACATATGCTTTTTGATGAATTGATTCGAAGCCATGCTGATACTTTTTTAGTGGAATCGGATGATTGAGCTTCCTCATTCTTCCTAGCGACAAATGTTTTGCGAAATCGAGTTTTTTGTTAATTTCTTCTAAATCGTCACTATCGATTCTTACTTTATTGAAAATTGAACCTGAGCTGATTGGTTTCTTGCCGTTTATAGCCTCTCTAACTTCTTTCGCTATAATTTCTTTCAACTCTTCTTTAGTTAATGTGATTTGTTCCATAGTGTCCTCCTGTTACGACATTTGTACAGTTTTCTGTACATTTTGTTCAAAAAAATATCTACCTACTTTTGTTGGTGGGATTTCTAATAATTCACAGATTCGTTTTATTTCCCATTGTGTAAATAAATTTTTTCCTTGCAACTTGTGATTAATAGATGTCCTTGAAATAGGGATTGCGTTCGCTAAAGAACTTTGGCTATATCTATACTCTGCCATTCTTTCGTACAGCAAACTATAATCGAAATTGTATATCATAAACTCATCTCCCTTCTTGTTCGGTTTTCTGTACAAATCAATTAAAACACCTTTGTTTAAATAAGTCAACACATAAAATACATTTTTCTGTACAATATTTGTTAAAAATTATTGATAATCGTCATTGTACGTAGTATTATGTTCTTAGGAGGTGTTCAGAAATATGAACAGTTTTAAGGATAGATTAAAGCAAATTATGTCTGAACGGAAGATATCTCAATCAGAGCTATCAAGAAGGACTGGTATTGGTAGAAACTCAATTAGCGATTATTTAAACGGAAAATATGAAGCGAAACAAGACAAAGTCTTTGAACTAGCAAAGGCTTTAAACGTTAATGAAGCGTGGCTTATGGGGTTTGATATTTCTAAGAATAGAAAAATTGAAAATAACGACATCACAACTGTGTACAATCAACTCACACCTCCACGACAAAACAATGTACTAAAATATGCAAATAGTCAGTTAGATGAACAAAACTCTAAAGGAGATAATGTTGTAGATATTAATTCATATAAACAAGATAAAGTCGAAGTCGATGTTAACGGGTGTGTGTCTGCAGGTGTAGGGGAAAGTTTACATGAAGAAGCCATATTTAAAACTTATGTTAAAGCACCCGTACCTCCACATGATTTGGCGTTAAAAGTTAACGGTAACTCGATGGAACCAATGTTTAAAGATGGTGAGATTATATTTGTTGAGAAAACGCATAATATAAAGAATGGTCAAATCGGAATATTTATTATCGAAGGTGAAGCCTACCTTAAAAAGGTGTTTGTAGAAGACAACAGATTGACTTTAGTTTCACTGAATAAAAAGTACCGTGACCTTCACTTTTATAGAAATGAAAGTGTGAGGTTAGTTGGAAAAGTTATTTTATAGGAGGTAGTAAAATGAATTTAAAAGAAGTTGACATTAACATTGAAGAGTGGGAAATGGTTGAAATCCCCTTTTATACAGAAGAAGAATTGACTTATAGATTGAATAATAATTTACCATTAACTAAAAGTGAATTTGAAGAACAGGAGTCGAAAAAAATGAGTACTTATAAAGAAATTGAAAACTTACACATCAATACTGGTGGTAAAGAGCTTACTCAAGAACAAATAGAAGAAGCCAAATCTTTTATAGACAGTCAAGGATTTAAAGATATGATTCGAGAAGCTAAAGAGTCACGTCAAAGAGTTATGGAATCTAAAATTACTGAAAGAACTAAAATGTGATTAATAGCGCCTGTGTGGCGGTTTAATAAATTCATATGAATCAATGCCAATGTATACTATAATAAATAAGTATTTGAAAGGAGATGAAATGATGTCAGAGTATAAATTGTCACCAATTGTCAAATGGGCTGGTGGAAAAACACAATTATTAGATGCGATTAATGCACTCATACCAAACGATTTTGCTATCTATCATGAACCGTTTTTAGGCGGAGGAGCAACATTATTATCCAATCAACCTAAAAACGCTATAATTAACGATCTTAATTATGAATTAATGACAACATACAATGTTATCAAACATGACATTACACCTTTAATTAAAGAACTTAAAGATATGATAAAACAGCACAACACTAATAATGCTAAAGATTTTTATATGACAGTAAGAGAGCAAGAAATACTCAATTTAAATGATATAGAAATAGCCGCAAGATTCTTATACCTTAACAAAACTGGTTTTAATGGTTTATATAGAGTAAATAGCCAAGGTAAATTTAATGTACCTTTTAATAAAAAAGACATGATAAAAAACTCTACTGTATTTTCTGAAACAAACTTAAGAAATTTGAATAAATACTTTAACGAAAACAACATTATAATATTAAACGAAGACTTTAACGAAGCTTTAAAAAAAGTTAAAAGAAAATGATTTTGTCTTTATCGATAGCCCGTATGACGAAGCATACACTAGTTATCAAAAAGGTGGGTTTCATGAAAAAGAGCATAAAGAACTAGCGGAAAGGTTAATTGAATTAGATAAAAAAGGCGTTAAATGGATTGTGACAAATCATAATACTAAGTTAATACAATCTTTGTATAACCAATTTGACTTTTATGAAATCCCAGTAAACAGATTCATTAATTCCGACGCTCAAAAGAGAAGCAACGCAACTAATGAAGTCTTAATATTAAATTACAAACCAACCAAGAGACAACTAAAAGAATTTGAAAGAGCAAAGTTTTATAAACAATTAAAACCTACTTCTTTTGTACTCAAAGAATATGTAAAATGGGAAAAATTGCAAGAAAATGTAAGAGAGTATGAATTACAATTAAATGATTTAAATGTATTAATGGCAAGTGACGAATTTGAATTCAAAGAAAAATTCGAACGTCTTTATTCACAAAGAGCCGAATCGTTTGATATTTTACCGCTGTTCATATCATCCCGTAATAAACAAATTGAATATTGGTCAAGTGATGGAGAGGCTAAAAAATATGGTTTTGATAAAAAAGAAACTGTTTTCGATTTTCTAGTCGAAAGCGGTTTAAGAGAAAACTTGTTTATGAATAATAGATATAAAAATGTCTTAGACTATATATTAGGTCTCGAAGTTGGATTGAGTAGTAATGATAAAAAGAATTACACTGGAACATGGATGATGAATCAAATAGCAAATTTACTTAAAGAAAACGATATCACATTCAGAAAAGAAGTGCCTTACAAGGAAATAATCGATGCGAATAGAATTAAAGATAAAACTTTTGACTTTGTTTTTAATAAAGACGATGTTACTTATTGTTTGGAAGTTAACTTTTTTAATACATCTGGTAGCAAAATAAATTCCGAAGCAGAAAGATTTATAGAATTGAATAAAGAATTGCAAAATTATGAAGATATAGAGTTTATATGGGTGACTGACGGAATAGGACTCAAAAAAAATCAAACTTCTATAAATAAAGCTATGAAATCTATTGGAAATTTATATAACCTTACAACATTCGATGAATTTCTAAAAGAATTATAATAACGGGTAGCCCGCCTACCCTTATTATTTTTTTGCCAATTTTGAGGAGGGAGAAGCAAAATGCCAGTATATAAGGATGAAAGTACAAACAAATGGTATTTTTCCATTAGATATAAAGATGTATACGGTAATAACAAACGTAAGATGCAACGCGGTTTTTCAACTAAGCGTGAAGCTAAGAGTGCAGAGGCTATTTTTTTGAATGACGTAAACGAAGGATATAGCGATTCTAAAACATTTGATTATATTTTTCATCACTACTTAGAAAATAGCGATTTGAGACCTAAAACAAAACGACGCAAGCAAAATGAATATCATAAACACTTTAAAGCTAAGTTTGGGCACATAAAAATGAATAAGATAACACAAAATCAATGCCAAGAGTTTCGTAAATATCTAATAGAGAATGTAGCATCAACAAATTCTGCTCGTACAATTTGGTCAGGTTTTAAAGTTGTAATTAATTATGCCAAAAAATACTTTGGATTACGTACAGATCCAACAATATCAATTAAACCTATTCCGCGTGTAAAACCAAAACCTAAGTTTATGATGCGTGAAGAATTTGAAGAAAGAATCAAAGACATTGAAGAGCAAGATTACAGAGAGTTATTTACATTAATGTTTTATACAGGTTTGAGGATTGGCGAAGCTATGGCGCTTGTTTGGACAGACTACAATAAATACAAAAAAGAGATATCCATAAATAAAACAATGGATATCTCTAATAGAACTATATATCCGAGACCGAAAACAGATAGTTCAGAGGATATTGTTCCTTTACCTAAATTCATCAATACAATGTTAACTGAACGACACCAACGTGAAAAAGAGTTAAACAAATATTTTGATGAACGTAGTTATTTTATTTTCGGAGGAATGGCTCCCAAACATTATAGTCATGTTCAAAAGAAATTTCAAAAAGCTTTCCCTCATTATAACATTCATGCGTTAAGACATTCTTATGCATCTTATCTTGCAAATAATGGTGTAGATATTTTCGTTTTACAGTCACTCATGAGACATGCTCAAATCACTGAAACGATGGGCACTTACAGTCATTTATATACTCAGAAAAAACACGATGCTATAGCCATTTTTGACAAGTAA